CGTGATCCCTGATGCATATGTAATGCCCGCCCGATGTGTAGACCGGCGGGCCCATCGACGCGACGACCGGGAACCCAGCGGTCAGGGCATTGATAACATCCTGTAAGTTGGATGTCTGCACCGCCTTGCACTCATATTTCGGGGCAATGGCGGCAAAAAACCCCCAGAGGGTCCCGTCATTCACCGAGCGGAAGCCGCCGCTCACGGCCAGCTTACACAACTCCGGCGGCTCTATGCGTTTCCCGAAGAAACTCATAGCAATGGCGAGGCTGGTCGGCCCGCAGGCGCTGTTGCCGATGGTTTGCGAAGCGTTTCCAGTAGAGGTGTATGATGTCTTTGCCCAGCGCGGGTCGTTCTGCATGTAGTGAATAAACTGGTTTGTGCCGTTGAGCAGAAACTCCCAAGTTTTAGGTCCGCAGATTCCATCCACTACCAGCTTGTTCTTTACCTGACAGTCCCGTACATCAGCGTAATTCTGACGTTTTAAACGGGCCGCGAGGAAACTCCCCGCTGTTCCGGATTGGACAGTGGGTGGATATGCGATTGGATAAGCGGGCATTACCCATCACCCTGTCTTTCCAAGTCCTCATCCGCCGGAGGCAATGGATTGTACACATTGTTGTCCGGTATGTTATCTGTTTTAGGCTGCTTGTCCATAGATCGCACCTCCAAACTACAAATATTTATGCAATTATACATTTAGTGATTGACATTCTTACCTTTAAGGCGTATACTATAAGTAACAGGGCCCCCCACACCTCTCCGCGTTCGCGCGTGATGTGTCCCACGGGGGGACGTTTTTATGGTGTGGTGTTATGCGATGGAATTAAAACCGGCGACAACATTTCAAGAGCAGGTAGCCCTATTGAAGGGGCATGGCTGCATCATCAAAGACGAAATGGCTTGTGCTGATTTTCTGCGCAAGGTGAATTATTACCGTTTAACGGCGTATTTCCTACCATTTCGCAATGCAGATCACACCTACAAAACCGGGACTACTTTTGAACAGGTCATGGGTGTTTATGAATTCGATCAACGACTGAGAGCTCTTGTCTTTGCCGCCGTGGAAGAAATTGAAATTTACACAAGGACAAAGCTTGCATATTACCATGCGCATAAATATGGCCCACACGGGTACTGGGATGCAAAAAACTTCAATTCTTCCCATAGGCATGACCGCTTTATAGCCCAAATCGAATCTGAGATAAAGCATAATAAAAACGCTCCATTCGTCAAGCACCATCAATTGAAATATGATGGAGAGTTTCCTATATGGGCAATCATCGAGTTGTTTTCTCTTGGCATGCTGTCGCGTTTTTATGCTGATTTACCGCTTGAAGATCGTAAGCAAATAGCGTCTGAATTCAAAACAAAAGCACAGTACTTAACTAGCTGGCTGCGGTCATTGACAGTGTTGCGCAACACATGCGCACACTATGGCCGACTTTACTATACAATGTTTACAAGCATCCCCAAGGTGCCGCCGAATTTAGGAACAAAGCAGACGGGAAAACTCTTTGACCAGATATTGACTCTAAAACTTTTGTCGCCTTCCCCTATATCATGGGATGTAGCCTATCTTGCTGACTTATCTGCGCTCGTGGAGGAGTATTCCGAATACATAAATCTGGCCCATATCGGATTTGTAAACGACTGGGATAATATTTTGAGGGGTGCCAGGCCATGATTCGCCTCCCCGCACGGGTCGTTAACTCCCTCCCCCATTCAGCTCTCCCACCGCCGCCTCGATAGCGGAGTTGGCCTGAATTTCCTCGTAACCGGCGTTCGTCACGACTTCTATGGCGTACCCCCTCTTGTCGAATTCACCGGTGTCAGGGTCAATATGCGCGCTGTCGACAACCTTGCCTTTCTTTATTGCCCGGTAAATCTGCTCCGCCGCCGCTACAGCCTCCGCCGCCTTTTCCCCAAGCTGTTTCTGTTTCTCCGCACTGATTTTGACGGTTTCCGCGTCGACCTTGATTCCCACCAGCGGCGCTATGTACTTGACGGCCAGCCCGATCACCGTCGCGATGACCGACAGAACGCTCAATGGGGTTTCCCAATTCATACTTGCTCCTCCATTCCAATCTGCCCGTCAACGGGCTTTTTTGTTCGTCTCCGGCGCGGTGTGGATTCGGCTTCCGGTCCGCATGTGCCGGGATCCATATCAAATGGCCGCCCGTCTTCATCCAGGCCATGCTTGTTTCTGCTGTTCTTTTCGAGATATGACGTTGTCGCGTATGTGACCAGATATGCAAACGCGGCCCCGGAAGTCGAGATAAACAGCGTTTCAAGCGGGTTCTTGTCCATCATGGATAACCACGTTGGAATAGCGATGGATACAACGATGACCGCAACAGAAATGGCGGCCAGCTTTTTCTTGAACTCCATCCGTTTACGCGGCGGATTTATCTTTTTCTTGCCGCACTTGGAGCAATACCCGCTCATCACACGCCTCCGCTTTGCGAGGGTCCATGTTGCCCCTCAATTCTGTCAATCCGGTGGTGGGCTGATTTTACGCTTTGCCCGTTGGTGATGACCATATCACGCAGTTCTTGGTAATCTCTGCGGATAATGTTCATTTCCACGTCATTTTTTGTCATGAATTTTTCAATGTTATCCAATTTGACGAGAATCTTTGTAGTTGTTTCAGCACTTTCGCGCGTATCCGTCTTTCCAAGGCGTCTTTGTGTGAATATCACGTTAAATGCAGATAACCCCAGGGATAAAAGAGACATGGCAAATATTACATCAACTTGAATTTGCACGGGTCACCTCTCCTCTGCTGATGATGACGCCCGGGCGCCGGGATGACGTCCGGGCCTACATCAATTCCTACACCACGGTGATCATGAGGTTGATCATGACGTCCCCGTACCTGATCACGATGACCGACATGCCGGCCTTGACGCCTGTGACGACGCCGCTCCGGTCAATGCTGATAAAGCCGGTCGTGCAGATAAAATCGATGTCGGCGCGGGGAATGTTGGTGTCCAGCGGGATGGTCATCTGCTCACCGACCACGAGTTTGCTGGAGAACGGCGTACCGGCCGGCAGCCGCAGGTAGGGCGGTGCGGCCGTCGCGGGCTCTTGCGTGTCCGGCGTATCGTCGCCCTGTTCGCCGTCATCTGTCCCATCCTGTGTCTCCGCTGTCTCGCCGGGGGCTGTCTCTCCGGGCTCTCCCTGCGTGCTGGGCTCTCCAGGGGGGCATCCATTACCGTCGTCTCCGGTATCGCCCTCATTCCGCGCAATCGCCGCGTTGGCCCACATGACCGCCTCGTCGAGTTTCGTCAGGGCGAGGGACTTCTCCAGGCTGTCCGGGCAGTAATCGTCAATCGTGACGGCCAGTTCTTTCGCGGTGGCGCGGATGTCCTCATACCTGGGGACCTGACCCGCCTTGGGCGCGTGATAGGTAAACGCTTTTTCAATTTGCTCGTTCATGGTTATATCTCCTTTCAAATTTTGATTATGCCGTCACATTAAACATCAGGTTTGAGCTGTAACCGGCGCTTGTGGACTGAATGAGAATCATCGCCGATTTCCCCGCCGCAATTCCGGTAACCAAACCGCTTTGGCCGATGGTAATATACGCGCCTCCAACCATGACCGAAAACACTATGTCGGTTACATTTGTTTCCAACGGAACCTGATACGTTTCCCCCACTCGGATTGTTACGCTGGGTGGCGTGCCGGCAGCCAGCCGTACGTAAGGAGGCTCTGCGACCGCCTTCCGATAGAACACAGAGCCATCCTTGACCAGACCCTCGGCCTGCTGTCCACCCGCCGCCGCACCGGTCCATTTGGTTCCGACTTTAGCTGTTCCACTCATGCCGTCACCACCATACGACCGAGCCAGGATTGGCCGCGCTCAGCGACAGCGCCTCAGCCTCGGAGTTCGCTTGCAGCAGTGTCACGCTGGGCCTGTTTTCCAGGTCTCTTATGGCCGCTTGGATATCGAGCTGCGTGGGATTTTGAGGCAGGCTCATTGCATCACACCATCCCAACATAGCCGGCGAATTGAGCCATCGACCGGATGATTATGTTGTTGTTGTCCCGCTGAATGTCCACCGAGACCACTGAATACACCGCGCCATCCTGACGGAACACGGCAAAGGGGTAACTGCCGCCGTGCGGAATGGTCAGCGAATAGACGCCGCTGACCGGTGCACCCCATCGGCTGTCTGTTGCCGTGAACGGCTCTGTATGCGGGCCGGTATAGCCGCCCGTCTGAACCGCTGGCTGGTCATACCAACCCACAACGCCACTCGGGGAAGTCCCGTATAATTTGCTGTTTCCGGGGGCGGTTAGCGGAGACAAATCACGCGCCTTGCCGACAATGGTGTTCCCGTTTTTAATATTGGCGATCTCGCTGTCCTCGCTATCAAACTTAGTCTTGATGGCGCCGCTGGCCGTATTGTAGTCGTCGGCGGTCACGGCGGACAATGCCTTCTGGACTACCTGATTGGACGCGTTCAGCGTTGCGACACCGTTCGCAACCGCCTTCTGTGCGTTCGGTATGTAGCTTGCCAGATCGCTCGCGTCTGCTTTGCGGGTATCGAGATCTGTCATGTTGTCGTTGATTTTTTGAGCAAGCTCAAGGGATGTCATCGGCGTGGTGATGGGTGTCAGAGCCATGATAATTCCTCCTTACACAATGGCAACCTGCCCGTTAAATGGCAGGTTGCTGAAAATCGATATGTTCCCATTGGGATACCGCCGCGACGTCTGCAAGATGGAATCAGAAGCGCCTCCGCCGTCTCGCATGACCTCAATAACAGCCGCGCACATACCTCTTTGGTGCGCGGCTGCGGAAATGGTCAGCCGATAATACGCCAGATACGGCTCCCATTCGTCTGCAGTAAATGAACGGTGGTAAGCCCCTCCCCCTGACGAACCCTCACTGTTTCCCTGTACAGTCTTCCAGTTGTTCTCGGACGGGGACAAATATTGGAATATGCCGTCACGCTCTCGAATACGCGTGACCGGGTCCGCTTCGGTCGTGACGAATCTGTTTTGCGGAGGCGCCTTGTCGCTGACGTCGAAAATTGATTTTCGGATACTAAATGGCAGGATATTGGAATATCGGGACTTGTCCGTAATGACATATTCATAGCCGATCTGTATGTACAGAAACGGTCCGCGCGTCAGTCCGCGCACAATCTGGTATTCATCGCCTGATCCGAGGTGCTGTTCGTACTTGTTTTGCCCGTCTGAAGCAAACACGACGCAATCGGCGTCCGCATACTCGGTTGGACGGTCGAACAAGAGCGCCTGTACAAAATTGTCGCCCCGTGTGGCCGCCAGCCAGTCGGGATTGCAACTGATAGTCAGGGATTGCGTATTGTTATCTGTTTTGACTGCCACATATACGATGTTCAACATCTTCACACCTCCTTATGGTCTATACCGCTAGGCGCATGATGTAACAAAGAGCGTAGTATGGCGGCCTGTTTTCGTGAGCTTGACCGCCCCCATTGGACTGTGCGCGAACCGATGAGTGTGGATCATTTGCGCTTCCCTGGACAGTACCCTCACCAGCGGGACCGAGATTATACGGGTCAACACCTATCCATATGTCGTATGAAGGAAGCTGGGATTGGGTCAGGGTTACGTTGTCTGCTCCGCCCATATTGCCGACCGCATATGTGCCTCCCGCGCCCACGATAAATCGACCGCGTAAATCTGGTGTTCCGTTCGTGCCGTTGCACAATGCCCATCCTGACGGTATCGCATTGGCCGCACCTGACCACAAGATAATACCGCCGGCAGGCATTGCTTTATTGACTTGAGCGTTCAATGTGTTATAGTCTGCTGCAGAGACGATATTGCCATCAACCCAATTTGTTGGAAGCGTCATATGAATCCACTCCTATCCATTTACCGTGATTGTATAACTGAGCATCATGACCGTCGCTGCCGGTATACTGATTGGGCTTCCTATTCCGCCCGCGATAACGGTCCCAGTTGCCGTTAAGAATTCCAGCTGTGTGATCTGTGTAGTGACTGTGCTGTCAACGGAAAATATAATCGTCACCACATTGTCGGACGCCTGCTTGTCGTTGAATTGCGAGATGATGTGCTGACCGTTCACGCGAATCTGCACGATGTCATTCATCACCCGCTGGGCCGCCAGCTGTAAATAGGCTTGGTCTGTCATAATCGGGATCATCTCCGTGTTGATAGTCTTCCGGAACGGTGTCGTGCCCAAGATCCAATAGCCAAGGCGCAACGGCATGACAGTATCGGCTTGCAGGGTACTCGCGAACGAGATCGTGGCACTTCCAGCGGTCTGAATGACCTCGACGAAATCCAGCCATGACCGCGCGTTTTGGGCGGTTTTCAGGGCCGCCATGAAGCGTAGGACGTCGGTTCCGGTGATTTCCTGATTGTTCGTCAAAACCCGGAAGAAATAGGGCTGCCCGCCGTACTCGAACCATTCCATGGCCTGTCCGAATCCGAAGATCGCGCTTACAAGCGCGTCCACGGCGGCCTTAGTCCCGCGCGTCCTGTGCCAAGGCATTGCGTTCTCCACGAGCACTTCCCGCACGCGCCGTGGAAGCGTGGGGTCGTAGTATCCCACCTTTAGGTCGCAAGCCAGCGCGTTCAGGGCGAGCTCGGACAGTTCTGTAACGTCGGTGAATATCGTACCGGAGGTTATGGAATCGACCATTTGCCTCCACGGGATACGCAAAACCTTCGCGAGAACCTGTAAATCAGTTCTGACTTTGAGGTTAGGCGGAAGCAAATCCGTCAGTGTAGCATCCCGGAGACTAGTCATTCTCCAGTCCCCCATAAATCAGGTTGACGTTACCAGAAATGGCGATCTGCGTATCTGTCAGCGCCGTATCGGCAGGCGCCGTGACCGTCACACGCTTTGCTCCTGCCTGCATAATCAAGGAGATCAGTTGAGACGGAGTAATGTCGCGCCCGATCTTTGATTTCTGCCAATCAATGTACAGATTCAGAGCGTTCTCCACGGATCCCCGTATGGATGGCTCTGCCGTCGCGTTGCTATTGGCAACCCAGTATGTGGCGTTTATATCGTAGTTGACGACCTCCGGAGCCGCCACTCGCACCTGATCAGTGAGCGGCCTCACGCTGTCATCCGATAGGCTCTCCAGCAGACCGGATAAAAAGGCAGCGTCGGGTAGAGCGCCGTCTGTCAGTATCACGGTCACGAGCACGACACCTGGCGACGGGCTGGACACATTGACATCCGCGATGTCAGCGCTGTAGGACTTGGCGTAGAATGTGTACGCGCCAAACGGACCAGCGACAGAAAACCCGTCCGGAGCCAGGAAGATACGCTCACGGAGGTGGTCGTCGCTTTCGATTTCCGACCCTCCTTGCGGCGCGGTCAGATTGACGGCCGTCGCCACAAAGGGGATAGGGTCAACAAGCTTGTTCAGCTGGCCAGCGGCATACAGGTTGCCAATCGTTCCGGTCTGTGTGCATTGCGCGGCAACGGAACCGTCTGTCTGACCGGCGGGAATTGTGAGAGCTTCCACCGTCGCAAAGAATACGTTGTCACCAGCCGTCACGCGCGTGCCCACCGGAATGACGACGTCCGACGCCTGCATGGCAGAGAGCCCGAAGCAGAGTGTTGTCACCGCCGCCTGTGCCGGTAACCGGAACACGGCATATTTGCCATAGTTGGCGGCCCGGTAATCGAGGGTGTCGCCTGACGCGTAAGAAAGATAGTTCTGCTGGTTCGCCCAGTTCTGCGCGACGCCAACCTGATAGAACATCAACGCGAACGTGTTGATGACCAGCCGCATCGGGTCGCCCAGAGCCAACTTTCGCGTTTCTCCGGTCTCATCCAGATACGCCTGCTCATACATGGCCGTCATCGCGTCAATAAGTCCCTGCGCGTCCATCTGCATGAAATTCAGCGATTCAAAATTTTCAAGCACTGCCGATCACCACCTCCGCGCTCAATGTTCCCGAGGCATCCAGAGAAACCGTGACCCTTTGAACGTCGGCTCTCGGTTCGTATTTCATGATTTTGTTTATATATTCGGACTGTAAAAGCGCTGCGGCGCGATTGTAAGGCAAGTCGATGATTGAGCTGTCAATTCCGAAGTCCCGGTCAAACGGCACGGTACCGGCAGGGGTTTCCAGGATTGTCCGCACGGCTGAAATGACGTCAACGGCATCTGATCCGTCAGCCCACAGTATTTTGATTTCCATCTCGGTCTCCCTTACGATGTTGGGATCGTGATCATATTCCCTGGGTAGATCAGGTCGGGGTTTTGGATTTGCGGGTTTGCCTTTTCAAGCGACGCCAGCGATATGCCGTTTGCCCGCGCGATCGACCAGAGGCAGTCCCCCGCCTTGACCGTATACTTTTGGGGTTGTGACGGCGGCGGAGAAGGCGCTGGTGGAGGTGTTGACGTGATCGGCGCGGGTGACG